TTACTTCTTCGCCTCTGCAACCACTTTGCTACCCACGCCGCGGTTATTGTATTCCCACATGCGGTTGTAGTTAGTGTCATTCAGATTGCGCTGTATTTCGTCGTTATCATCTACGCTGCCGGTATTACCCGCAAACGGACGATTAGAGATCACCGCATCAGCCCACGGTTTAGCCGTGTTAAAACCTTCGTTGATGGCGCTATCACGGATCACCACCTGACCGTTGGTATTGGCATCAACATCCAGCGAGCGGCCCAGTTGCGCCACACCATCACCGAAAGCATTGAAACGGCTGTTTACGGCGAGGAAACCGTAGTAAATGTTGGACAGCGTAGCCGGTGCAAACACATACGCTTCTTGCTGAGTACGTGAGTTCACCACGCGGAATTCGGTGTTATCGAACACCACTGCGCCGCGACCAGAAACGATATCCACATCCCCTTCAATGTAGCTGTTGGTCACCAGCGTACGCGGCTGACGATTCGTTTCCAGACGGTTCTGCACACCGCTGTTGGTGACAAAGAAGGTGTTCTGACGACCGAGAATGTTAACGTTGTTAATCTGTACCTGGTCACCATCAGTACGCAGTGCCACCGCCGGATGGTTACCTGCATCTACGCTATCGCCCAGCGTGTTTTCGATGGTCAGATTTTGCAGTTGCAGGCCATTGTTTTGTGACCAGAAGACCGCAGAGCAGAGAACACCGATACTGTCGCTGCGTTTGCTCTGGCAGCTATCGTACATATACCACGCTGGTTTACCTGGCATATATTTGCCGCGCGGGTTGACGTCGTGACGCCAGTCGGTAGGGCTCATGCCACCATCAAGGGAAAGCCCAATCTTCACATCAATCGGTTTTTCACCTGTACCGTACAGAGTAATTCCACCCGGAGCGGCAGGGACATATACCGTTCCCTGATACTCACCAGGCATCACGGCAATATACTGGCGCTTGTTGGTACGCTTGATAATTGCCGCATCTACCGCCGCCTGAATCGTGGTATGCGTTACACCTTGAGTGCCCGCCGGGCCGACAACAAATTCAGGTTGCGCAGGCAGGGTAATCGGGGAAGGATTCCACGCTGCAGCACCTGGTGTCAGGGATGCAAAATAGTGTTGAGCATCGAAATTCTGCGCTTCTTTTGCCGACAGAATCGGGCGAGAAGAGGTACCAGGCGCGGTTTGATCAGAAGGACGTTGATCGGGCGGGGTTGAGCTACAGGCGGTCAGCGTCACGCCAAAAGCCAATGCCAGCGCCAGACGGGAAACTGAAAATGTGTTCACAGGTTGCTCCGGGCTATGAAATAGAAAAATGAATCCGTTGAAGCCTGCTTTTTTATACTAAGTTGTCATTATAAAAAAGCATTGCTTATCAATTTGTTGCAACGAACAGGTCACTATCAGTCAAAATAAAATCATTATTTGATTTCAATTTTGTCCCACTCCCTGCCTCTGTCATCACGATACTGTGATGCCATGGTGTCCGACTTATGCCCGAGAAGATGTTGAGCAAACTTATCGCTTATCTGCTTCTCATAGAGTCTTGCAGACAAACTGCGCAACTCGTGAAAGGTAGGCGGATCCCCTTCGAAGGAAAGACCTGATGCTTTTCGTGCGCGCATAAAATACCTTGATACTGTGCCGGATGAAAGCGGTTCACGACGAGTAGATGCAATTATGGTTTCTCCGCCAAGAATCTCTTTGCATTTATCAAGTGTTTCCTTCATTGATATCCCGAGAGCATCAACATGCAATGTTGTAGGGATGGCAATTTTTACGCCTGTTTTGCTTTGCTCGACATAAAGATATCCATCTACGATATCAGACCATTTCATTTCGCATAAATCCCCAACTCGCTGCCCGGTAACAACAGCCAGTTCCATTGCAAGTCTGAGCCAACATGGTGATGATTCTGCTGCTTGATAAATTTTCAGGTATTCGTCAGCCGTAAGTCTTGATCTCCTTACCTCTGATTTTGCTGCGCGAGTGGCAGCGACCGGGTTTGTTGTTATATGGCCTTCAGCTATTGCCTCTCGGAATGCATCGCTCAGTGTTGATCTGATTAACTTGGCTGACGCCGCTTTGCCCTCGTCTATGTATCCATTGAGCATTGCCGCAATTTCTTTTGTGGTGATGTTTTCAAGTGGAGCATCAGGCAGACCCCTCCTTATTGCTTTAATTTTGCTCATGTAATTTATGAGTGTCTTCTGCTTGATTCCTCTGCTGGCGAGGATTTTTTCGTAGCGATCAAGCCATGAATGTAACGTAACAGAATTATCACTGTTGATTCTTGCTGTCAGAGGCTTGTGTTTGTGTCCTGAAAATAACTCAATGTTTGCCTGTATTGCTTCAGTAATTGCTATCCTCCTGTCTCTGCCTAATCCGAACTCTTTACCCGTCCTTGGGTCCCTGTAGCAGTAATATCCATTGTTTCTTATATAAAGGTTAGGGGGTAAATCCCGGCGCTCATGACTTCGCCTTCTTCCCATTTCTGATCCTCTTCAAAAGGCTACCTGTTATTGGTCGATTTAAGTCAACCTTTACCGCTGATTCGTGGAACAGATACTCTCTTCCATCTTTAACCGGAGGAGGGAATATCCTGCACTCGCGTACCCATCGACGAACTGTTTCAAGGCTTCTTGGGCGCCGCTGGCGTGCGTTCCACTCCTGAAGTGTTAAGTACATCGCAAAGTCTCCGCAATTACACGCAATAAAAAACCGCCATCAGGCGGCTTGGTGTTCTTTCAGTTCTTCAATTCGAATATTGGTTCCGTCTGCATGTGCTATCTGCGCCCATATCATCCAGTGGTCATAGCAGTCGTTGATGTTCTCTGCTTCGATAACTCTGTTGAATGGTTCTCCATTCCATTCACCTGTGACTCGGAAGTGCATTTATCATCTCCATAAAACAAAACTCGCCGTAGCGAGTTCAGATAAAAGAAATCCCCGCGAGTGCGAGGATTGTTAGTTGCGCTCTGCTGCTGCCTTAGCCATTACCATATCCACCCAATTTCACCAGACATGATTCTCGCAATCACTATCATCACCAAAGTGATAATCACAACTTTAACTGGCGGCATCATTCACCATCCTGCTCCGGCGGTTCTGGCAGCGGCATCCAGTGGGGTACTTTCGATGCCGGCTCTTCCCCATCGTCAGTAACTGCCCACCATTTGTTTCTCGACCAATCGTAATACCCTTCGAAGGTATCGCACTCAGTCCAGCCGTAAGACTTACCCCAACACCAAACATACTGTTTATCGTTCGGCATTCGCTCACTACAGCTTATCCAACCATCCGGAGTTACCGGATAGTTGCCACCCTGAACAGTAGGCATATCCGGACCTTTGCGAATCGCCCTGGCAAGATCGATTGGGTCGTCGTACAACCAGTCACCTGTTTGCGGATTATTTGCTTCTGCCAATTGTGCAGCCCACTCCAGGCCGTCTTTGTGTCCTTGCAGATAGTCCAGCGGTAACTCATCACTATTACTTACAGGTTCGGCCTGAAGCATGGCGGCGCGATAGGCGTTCCAGCCGACAGCTTTTCCGTGTTCAAACGCGCTGTCAAAGTCATCATCAATTTCCATCGCAGCGGGCACAGATACCGGCGCTGGCGGGGCGGTGTAGAGCGGCATTACCTCAATATTGAAGATATCCCCCTCGCTTGGACACGCCTCTGCGCTACCGTAAACCCAAGGGTGAACGACTCCGTTACGCTTGTTGATTAATCTGTGCGCCCACGCCACAGGCTCCGCTTCGAGCGATGCCAGCGCGATACGCGCATTATTAATCAGGAGGCTATCAGCAGGAGATAAAACAACATGAGCGTTACCCTCCGCATCAATTTCAGAATTCGTAATTTTTCTGAACAGCTTTGCCAGTTCTCTGGTAATAGTGCTCATGGGCGAATCTCCGTCCTGCCACCAAGTAAGCGGATTGCCACTCGTTCCCGGAAGGTAAGCGGTCGATGGTGTCCGCGGGCATTAACAATTTCAGGCTTTCCATTAGGCGGATAATTGACCCTGACCGATTGACCATCTAGCGCGTGAGAAGCCTCGAGTAGTGCTGACTTTAAGTGCGCAGGGCACTCTTTCTGCACCCGCTCGCCGTCTGAAATGACACCTGCAATCCCCTGAAGCATGCTGGCTAAATTGCTGAGATAATTTTTCACATTCACTCTCCTTTACCGGTGCCATAGGCAGATAAGCACTCTTCAAATCCAGCCTGATTATCCGTTTGACCTAAACTGAAGCCATGCTGAAGACCATGACGAAATGCGCTATCTTGCAATTTATCTGCGCTATCGAGCTTCGCTTCCAGTTCAGCGATTCGCTTCTCTGCGGTTTCCAACTCATCCAGCAGCGCCACTGAGCGCAGAGCCAATTTCGCAAGCATGTTTGTATCCTTCAAGCTCATCAGCCAATGCCCAGGATTGCTTTTGCAATACTCCATATCAGCTAATTTATTGAGCCATTCAATTTTTTCTTGATTTAACGCCTGTTTATCGATGTTGCTCATTGGGCGGTTCCTTCGTAACCGATGGCTTCTGCAATTTCAGCAAGTGTCTCTGCACTTTCACCCACTGGCTCATTCATCCAGTCGAAGGAAACAAGCTTACCGCCTTCGATAACGCCGATGTTGAAATCATCACTACCTTGTGTTTTCAGACCATGCTTGATTGCCTTATCGCGCTTATCGAAGTCAACGCCGTCTGTCGTGTATTCAACTCCATGGCCTTTCTCGTTGCACCACCAGTACTGCTGAATAACGATGTATGATTTTCTCATAGCGCGGATCCTTTGCGAATTTGCTCCCTGAACAAGCGGGCTGAGACGATGATGTCTCTGATGCGTACTGATTTTTCGTCGAACTGCTCACCACCGTTTTTAATATGCGCATCCAGTTCTGCACTGTGATGCTGGATGAAAGCGTTGAGGCACTGCGCCCGCACTTCAGCCATGAAAGCGTCGGTGGCTGGGGTTTTGTTATCTGACTCCAGCCACTGGTTGTAGTAATAATCGAACATGCCAGTAGGATAACCACATCCGCTGTGCACGTGGTCTTTCATAGCAGAACCACACATACAGTAGTCATTGTCAGTATTACTAATGATGTCGATAAGTTGCTGTGTCCGTTGCTTCAACATCGCATTCTCCGCCGCCAGCGCCGAAAACTTCTCGTGTGCCAACTTAACAGCTGCATCAGCCTGCTTAATTGACTCAGTCGCTTTCTGGTGGTCTTCGGCCAGCCCTGCTAAATCAGCCTCCAGTTCGGCTAGGCGTTCATTTAATGCATCTCGTTCATCCAGTAGAGCCAGCACAACCTGAGGTGTTACTTTCATACGAAATGCCAGCAATTTTTGAGGCGTTGCTACTGTTTCAATTGCTACTGCTGCCTCACGCAGTACCTGATAGTCAATCTTGCTCACTGGTTGCCTCCTTTGCGCCACATCGCATTCAGATATTTGTTGTCATTAACAGAACCGAAACTCTTTCTCTTAAGTAATTCCTCTCTCGATGGCATTGGCTTTACGCGTTGGCGAATAATCATTTCTGCCGGAAGAATGCCGGGATTGTATGCAAGTCCTCTCATGGTAAATTCCTCAGTCATTACTGATAGCGCCATAGCGTGAGCGGTAATTACGCAGGCGCGGGTCGATATATTCAGGGAAGTGGGTATATGTGGCTTTGCGGAATGGTCGGATTGATGTCTGGTAAATTCGCTCGCGTTCTTCTTTCTCTGCAAGCCATATACAGTGGCGAAATTCCTTTTCCTCTTTCGTTTCCTGCGGTAGAGACATTATTCGATCGTAGTTTTTCCTGAATTTATCCAGCACCTCCGATACGGAATTGCCGGAACAGCGGCGCGCGTCATCCGCACCATACAGAGGCACTGGCATAATTAAATCCTTATTTTTCTAAATCAGAATGGGATGGAATCGTCGTATACAGGAGTGTTCTGCTGGTTACTACTTTGCTGCTGCTGGCTGTTTCCTGAAGTTGCAAATCCAATCTTTGCATTCAGTAATTCAAGAGTGATTGATTGACCATTTTGCCCCTGATAAACATCAACCCTGATGTTTTCTCCGGTAATTTCCACAATTCCACCTTCAACAAGAACACTACGGTAGTAATCCGCTTGCGCTCCCGGCTTGGCAAATACAACGGCGCTGTAGTTTGTCCATTCTTTCTTTTTTGTCTGGCGATCGTAATACTGAACGCCAGCACGGATGTTGAATCCGATATTTTCCCCGGCCTGAAACTCTCTTGCGGGCTTGTTTAGTCTTACAGTAATCGAATGTGCCATTAAGCAGCCGCTCCTTCTAATTCGTCTCGTCTGATGTTGTAAACGTCCTGCGCTTTGTGCTGCTCAGGTGTGCCTTCGAGCATCTTCCACGCTTTGGCGAACGCCTGTTTAAGCTCTTCCACGGTGTTTTTCTGCATTGCTGCGTCAGTGAATGCTTTTAGAACCTGTTCAGGTGTAGGTGATGGTTTTGATTGCTTTGCTGCTGCGTTCTGCTGATGTTTATGCTCGTCTGTATCTGCATCTTTCGCATCATCAATGCCGAACAAACCATTGAGGCAATACTTGCGCGCATAAGAACTTGTAGCTCCAGTAACTTGTGCAGAATCCATTCCTTTCTTGCTTTCTTCCTCTCGTGCAAGAGCGGTTGCCGTATGACTGTTTTCGCCATCGGTAATAGTTGCCGTGGCTTTCACGTAATACCGATCACCAATCAACACAACTTCATCGCTGATTGATAAAAACAGGCCATTCAGTAACGGCTTAACGCCTTCAAGAATGTCTTCGCAGCTTCTGTATTTATATTTGCCGAATGAGTTGTACTGATTCTTTGGCGCGTTCAGATTCTCCTGAATAGCTGCCAGTCTTGCGTAAAATTCTTTGCTCATATGATTGTTCTCAGAATGGACATGGCCCAAGGAAATAACGCTGATTTAATACTTCAGTCTTTGCCGCATTCAAAAATACGCGAACACCTTCACGATCTCCCTTCTGGCGATACATTAACGCCTGCTGCGTGTACATGCGTCTCTGTAACTTGCTCTCCTTCACTGTGGTTGCAAGTGACATGAATATCTCCTTCGTTACCGATTAATTCTTTCATCTGACGAATGAATTCTTCGTCTGACCAGTTATCTGTAAAACTCATTTCCTGCGATACCACGGAAGGTTGATAGCTGATTTCATCGCTTTATTTGCTTCAAGCCACATTTTGGAATCACCAATAAATCTGGCTATTACTGCTTTGTTCTGTGCAGCACGAAGCATCTGGTGATTGATGGCTATTTCATTGCGCATAACGCCTCCAGTTGTTTCTTTGCTGCTCTGATTAATTGTTTAACTCGGCGTGATAATTCAGATTCGTGCGGGTAGAAAGCGGACATGACGCCGCTACCCGCGAGCTGAAAGTGCATCATGGGGAAGTTCCTTAAGTTGAATGTTGTTGTCATAGCGAAAGAGACTCGAATGAATCTCTGTTGATATGCTGGTATGAAAAAGCCGCACTCAGGCGGCTATTTGATGTCTTGCGTGTAGCCTGTACCGCCACAGCATGAGCATTGCTCTATTGGCGCGTGAATGGTATCCATAAGCGTCGTAAGGAAGTTATCAATCATTTCCTTTAGCTCCCATTCGTTATTGGCTTTGAACCCTTTAATCGCCGTATAACCTTTGTAATTTTCTTGGTCATGTGTCATTTGGAAAATTTCAATTTCCTTCACCGTGTCAGTCTTAAAGTGCAACTTTGCTCTTTGCTTCTTGGTTCTGGCAAAAATATCCTGATATGAATATGTGTGAGGCTTAAGGAGCGGTATTATTTTTTTAACGGTAAAGCAAAATGCGTAATCACTTGTTATTCTAGCCAGTTTGTTGTCGATGTTATCTTTTACGTGCTGGCGTACAATGTCATACATTTCTTTTGATGAAATTTCACAAGGGCTGTTAGCCCGCAAAGGCTCAGGAATTATGATGCAGTCAACAAGAGAGTGTTTTACGTTTATGTTTTTTACAACGTACCTCTCCTCCCGGAACTCAACCTGCCTAATTGCAGAGTAATTAAATTCTGGTGCGTCACGAAAATTTTCAACCTCACATACTAATGTGAATTCAACGTCAACTGGAGAGGTGTAATCAGGTGCAGTATCGTATTTGTATTCATAAAGAGAGCCTCTGATATCCTCGTCCACTGCGTCACGCTCATTGTAACTAAGTGTCAAAGGGTATTTTTTACTCTCAAGTTCAGCATCTTTAAGCTCGTAGCGAACATTAATTCTTTCACCAGAGATAATTCTCTCAACCTTTTCAGGGTAATGTTCAATTTCAAACCAGTTTTTGTGAAAGCTGGCTTTGGGTTTAACTCCGTCAAATAGGAGATCAGCAATTTTAGATTGATGGTACTGGTAGTGATAACCGTCCTTTGCTGTGCAATCAGTGATAAAACATTTACCAGCGTCGGTTTTAATAATGCTTATTTGCAATGCGTTACTCATATCTCCTCCAGGCAAAAAGAATGCCCTCACATCGGAGGGCAAAGAAGATTTCCAATAATCAGAACAAGTCGGCTCCTGTTTAGTTACGAGCGACATTGCTCCGTGTATTCACTCGTTGGAATGAATACACAGTGCTTATTCGCGAGCTTTGAGCATGGCATCAGCAATAAAGTAGGCATCATCTGCTAATTCTTTGTATTGTGGTGAATTCTGTCCACCGCCAAAGGAATGTCCGTCCCATCTGCGCACTATTGCTGCCATAGCCTTAGCAGCGAAGTAATCACGTAATGTCGCATCACTTGCCATTTCTGGGCGTTTGATATCTGCTTCATAAAACTCGCACATCATTCACCTCCCAGAGCCTTGCTGATTGCTGCAAGACCTTTATTAACAGCTCCATACCATTCTGGATATGTTGTCGTTGTTCTATTTTTGGATTGCTTAAGTAATAACTGAAGTGCTTCGAGAAGGTCAGGAGCTGCTGCTATCAGTAGCGCATCCTCCCTTTCATTTCTTGTTGCTGCTTCAATGTATGTGTCACCAATCGTCACACCATGGAACGTAGTCATCATCTCGTTGACGTTTCTAACCGTGTACTTCCATTTACCAGGCGTACCCTTAAACTCTTTCATATCCACCTCTGTTGTTTATGCCAAAGCAAATTTAACCATCAACAAACTCTTCTGGTAATTTATCAACCAGTTGATGACTTATTATCAGCCATTTGCCATCCTTCGTTTCGTATGCATATTTCTGGTCTTTTATCATCATGTGTTCAGCTACTGCCTTAACTGCCTGTTCGGTTACATCTTCTTTCTTTCCCACCCACATTCCTTTTTCAGTGTTTAATGTTCCTTGAAAAATACGACCGCTTAATGGGCTTGCGCCCATAGTTTTTACTCTCATGTATCAGCTCTCAAATAATTGGTTTGCTGCCAAAACAATGAACCATCCGGAAATTCCAGATAGTTCATAATTCACTCTTCAATACTTCCAACTTACTAATCGCCGATAGATATCCGCGCTGATAGGGCATCATCATTCCTTCGAGCTTGCCACTTCTTAACTCCTCCCTGAGCAATTGTATTGCTTGATCAATAACCTCTGCCTTAGCGTCCTTTATGGCTTGCTTGCGGGGCTTTGCTTTCTGCTTTGGCAGATTTCTCAAGCATGATGGAATGTATGTCTGATTCATCACTTACCTCGCTGTCAGTTGTTTTGATTTCCGGAGCCTGCCGCGTAAATGGCTACGTTTGGCAGGCAAATACTTCCACTGCATTCTTCTTCCTTCTTGCAGCGAAGGCTTCCGAGTGATGCTGCTTTGTCTGCTCTGACGCAACCAGAGAGCTTTAGCGCAATTTTTCGCGCCAGTCGCTGTTCTTGCATTGCCTGCTCACGTTGAGCCTGTCTGCGTGCTCTGCGGCGATTTCTGGCGTTATCGTCAGCCAGATATGTAATGACTACTGTCAT